CTCCACCAAACGTGTTGATACGCGAACCGCAGAGGCTGATTCCTGGTCACCAGGGTCAGCCTCTGCGGCTGTCTGGGGTGGCTGGTCGGGTGGTTGTGGTACCCGGAAGGTGGGGACCATGCGGTCGGGTGCAGGGAAGCTGACCTGGGCCACGAGGGCTTCCACGAGGGCTTTGCGTTGGAGGGTGGTGCCGTCCTGGATGACCTCGTGGACGTGCTGACTGACCTCGGTGAGGGTCGCGGTGTCGGGCATGGTGGGTTGCTCGGTGAGTTCGTAGGCGAGCACGTCTCGGCGGTCCTGTAGCTGCTGCTTGGTGGAGCGGAGCTTGGTGAGCCGTTCCTTGACGTCCTCGGGTTCGAGGGTGCCGTCCTCGAAGGCGTCGAGGTAGCGGTCGATCTTGGCGTTGGTCTTGGCCAGCTCGGCGTTGACGGTGTCGAGTTCGTCTTGGCGGGTGTCGAAGTTGCTGGCGTGGTCGCGCTGGGCGGCGGCCACGGCGTCGGCCATGAGGTCGTGCTGGGTGCGGAAGAACGTGGCCATCGAGTCGAGCAAGGTCGAGTCGATCTGGTCGGCGTCCAACCGCGGGGACGGGCAGGCGTCGGTGCCGTAGCGGGACCGGGTCCAGCAGGTGTAGTAGCGGTAGGTCTTGGTGCGGCCGGTTGCACGGGTGCCGATGTACGCCTTCCCGCACATCGGGCAGCGCATCTTGCCGGTGGCGAGGTAGTCACTGGCGTTCGCGGCGCGCTTGGAGTGGTCCTCGCCGCGCTCGTCGAGCAGGCGCTGTGCTTGCTCGAAGACGTGGTCGGTGACCAGCGGGGCGTGGCAGAACTCCACGGTGATCCCACGGAAGGTGAGTTCGCCGATGTAGACGCGGTTGGCCAAGACCCGCAGTACCTGTTGCGGGGACCACTGCTTGCCGGTGCTGGTGCGCAGTCCACGCAGATTGAGCAGTTTCGCGATGGCGTTCGAGCCGAGTCGGTCGCGGGTGTAGAAGTCGAAGATGAGCGCGACGACCACGGCTTGGGACTTGTCGGGGACGAGTTGCATGATCTTGCGGTTGAGGCCGTAGCCGAACGGGAGTCGCCCGCCCTTCCATTTCCCGGCTTCGGCGGCTTTCTCCATTCCGGCGATGACCCGTTCGACAATGAGTTCGCGCTCGAACTGGGCGAACATGCCGAGCATCTGGACGAGCATCCGGCCCATAGGGGTGGAGGTGTCGAAGGGCTCGGTGGCGGAGCGGAACACCACGCCGTTCTCATCAAGGTCATCGAGCAGGGTGACCAGGTCACGCAGGTTGCGGGAGAGCCGGTCGACCTTGAACACCAACAGCACGTCGAACAGGCCCGCTCGGCTGGCCTTCATCGCCTTGGCCAGGTCGTCGCGGTAGGTGTCCTTGCCGGAGGCGTTGTCGCTATAGACCATGACGACGCGCCACCCGGGCTGGGAGGCGACGTAGGCGCGCATCCGATCTTCCTGGACCCGGGAGGTGTACTGCTGGTTCTCCTCGTCGGTGGAGCGCCGCACATACAGTGCCACCCGGACGTCCGTGCCGAGTTCGCCGAGGGCTTCCCGTCTTACCTTCCTGTTTCGCGTCTTAGTTGCCATTGCGTGGCGGCCCCCAGTTGTCTTCCCGAAACGCCGCCGCCCGGGAATGCTCAACACATTCCACGGGCGGCGGCTCATGTTCTGTTGTCATTCTCGGAGTTTATCAAGAATGGCAGCCGGTGATTCGGGCTGAATCTAGGGTGTGTCGGACTTCCTATTCGTGGTCCACGCGGTGATGAGCACTGCCAAAGCGGACACAGCGTCGGCGTGTTCGCGGTCGGTCATCGGTGTGGTGTCGATGCGCTCGACGGTGATCGGGTTCTGCTCGGACACGGCGGTGATCGCTCCCCCAGGAGGCGAGTGCCGCAGACGGCCCGAGCCCGCGTCGCGGGGGAGACGGGCTCCCCTGCGGCGCGGATGGACGGGTGGTCAGTAGAGGGTGGTCGGGGACTCGCCGGTGTCGGCCGGGACCAGCGGGGTGCCGTCCTGGTCGCGCGGGTCGGCCAGCGGGGTGACCTTGCGTTCGCCGGTGACGGTGATGCCGAACGCGGCGAGCAAGGTAACCGCGGCGGTGATGATGCCGGTGGTCGCCGAGCCCTGCTCGGTGGTGAACAGGCCGGAGCCGACGAGGCCGGAGACGGCGGCGGTGAGGCCGCCGACGATGGACGCGCCGACGCGCAGCGGGTAGCGGGTGGCCATGTGGATGATCCGTTCCTTCCGATGGGGTGGGTGGGGCGGTAGATGGTCGAGGCGCTCGTAGAGCCGGACGAACGCGACCGCGGACTTGACGCAGAGCCAGCCGCCGACGATGGCCAACAGCAGCCACGAGCCGACCGGGTCGGGTGGCGGGTCGGCGGTCACGGTCAGGGCAGGGTGAGCCAGGCTCCGGCCTGGATTCGATCCGGGTTCGCGAGGCCGTTGAGTCGGGCGAGTGCGGCAACGGTGGTGCCGTGGCGGGCGGCGATGCCGGAGAGGGTGTCCCCGCTGCGGATCTGGTACCGACGCGGCGGCGCCGGAGCGGGTGCACCGGGTCCGGGCAGGCGCAGAGCCGCCCCGGCCTGGATGCGGTTCGGGTCGGAGATGCCGTTGAGCGTGGCGAGCGCGGCCACGGTGGTGCCGAACCTGACCGCGATGGCGGAGAGGGTGTCGCCGGGGGCGATGACGTAGGTGCCGGGTGCGGGCGGGGTGGGTGCCGGACCGGGTGCGGGGTTGGGGTCGCCGAGGGTGAGGGCGCCGAGGGTCCACGGGCCGACGGTGGCGTCGCGGTCGACGTTGCCCGGGATGCCGGGAACGCGCCCGGAGCTGGTGTGCTGGTGCAGGGCCAAGCGGTGGTGGCTCCAGCCGGGTCGTCCTGGGTCGCCGTTGTAGCGGGCGATCCACAGCATCGTGTCGCCGTCGGCCCAGTCGGGACGCAGCACGTTGCTGTACCAGTCGTGGTTGGCGTAAACCAGGACTCGGCGGACACCGGCGGTGGCGCGCAGCCGGGTGATGAAGTCGCGGACGAACACGTTGGCGTTGCCGCGCAGCTCGGCGGCTTCCATGTCCAGCATCGGGGCGAGCGATCCGGCGGCGAGCAAACCGTGGCGGCGCAGGTGCGCGGTGAAGTGGTCCACCTGCGCCTGCACGCCAGTGGCGCGAGCGAAGTGGTAGCCACCGACCGCGATCCCGGCCGAGCGTGCTCCGGCGATGTGGCCACCGGCGGCGGGGTCGACCCAGTCGGTGGACTCGGTGACCTTGACGCTGGCGTAGGTGATGCCGTTGCCGCGTACCGCGCGCCAGTCGTCCACGCGGTTGTGGTGGGAGAGGTCGATTCCGTAGTCGGTCAAGGGTTTCCTTCCTGGTCCGGGCGTGCCGGGACCGGGGTGGGTGGGGTGAGGTGGGCGCGGAGTCCGGCGATCTCGGTGAGCACGCGCAGGTGCTCCACGCGCAGCGCGGCGAGTTCGGTCTTGACCGCGGCGAGTTCGGCCAGGACGTCACGGGTGTAGGTGGCTCGCTCGTCCAGCAGGGCCTGATAACCGGCGTGCAGCGCGGCCAGGGACTGTTGCTCGCTGGAGGCGCGGGTGGCGCGCAGCGTGCGGCGCGCGGTCCACGCGCCGGTGACGGCCCCGGTGAGCGGGCCGAGGAGTGCGGCGATGCCGCCGAGCCAGGCAGGGTCCACGGGGCGTCACCCCCGTGGCCGGTCCGGATCAGCGCAGGACGCGCAGGGTGAGCGTGTCGGCCAGGCCGTCGGTGGTGGTGTGGACGCGGCGTGAGCCGATGACGGCGGCGGTGATCGGGCCGCCGAGCCCGCTCGGGTCGTTGACCGTGACCACGTCGGTCAGTTGCACGCGGGGGTCGCCGACCACGGGGACGTCGGCCAGGATCGCCACGGGCGCGGCCAGGTCGCCGAGTAGGGAGGTGGCGACGTCGCGGGTGGACTCGGGGCGTTGCCGGAAGGGGTTGTCGGGCAGGTCGAGGACGCGGCGGCCGTAGCGGGCGGCTGAGGTGGTGTTGCGGGTGATGCCGGTGTAGGTGGTGTCGTCGGTGATGACGGTGCCCGTGATCTGGAGGGCGGGTCGGGTGCCCGCGGCCATCCGCACCGTGAAGGCGTTCGGGTTGGACACCAGCAGGTTGACGTGGAGTTGGTCGGGGTCGACGGACAGGTCCACGTCGACGTTGGACACCCGGGCGCCGGTGGCGGCGTTGACGGAGACGAACCCGGAGAACTGTGGGGGCCACACGTCGGGGGTGTAGGAGGTCATGCCGTCATCGACCAGGCATCGGCGGGCGAGTTGGATCGGGTAGCTGGTGTAGCCGGGGGGCGAGTCGAACTGGTCGAGGGTGCCGGCGGCGAACACGACTTCGCGGGTGCTGGATTCGTAGCGGGCGGTGGTGCGGTAGGTGATCTCGGTGCGGACCGAGTCCACCGCGATGGTCAGGTCCAGGTCCTTGAGGTCGACCTGCGCGGAGAGGTCCTTGACCGGGGCGGGGCGCGGCCGGTTGCGGGTGCGGAAGGTGAAGTGGCCGTGCTCGTCAAAGGAGACGGTGCCGTACTCGGCGGCGGCTGCTTGGCGGATGACGTCCCAGGAGTCGCCGTCGACCACGTCGGGTAGCCCGGTGATCCAGTTCAGTCCGGTGTCGATCGTGGCGGTCGGGGTGTGTGGGGTGCCCCAGTCGGCGGGCAGGGTGAAGATCCTCTGCGCCCAGCGGAGGCACTGCACCGGCAGAGGGGTGAAGGCGTGGACGCCACCGGGCAGGGAGGGGTAGTCCACGGGGCGGCCGACCGTGGTGGTGAACGAGGGGGTCTGGACGCCGTCGAGGTGCCAGCGGTGGACCACATCCCCGTTGGCGTACCAGCCGATCCACAGACCGACCGAGTGCCAGCGGGTCGCGCCGGTGATGGTCGGTCCGGTGATCGTCCCGGCCAGGGTCGGCGTCGTGGAGTTGCGGTTGGCCCACAGCCGCGCCACCAGGCCACCGGAGGCGGTGACGGCGACGTCGATGGTGTTGCCCTGGAGCTTGACGACGCCGTCGGAGACCGACACGACTGTGCCGTCGGAGGACCGGTGGAAGGTGTTGGTGGCACCGGCGCGGATCTCGAACTCGATGAGCTGCGGGTAGGACATGTAGGGACTGCTGGTCGGCGTCGCCCCCGTCCAGGACCAGGAGTCCGGGCCGCCGTTGCACGCGAGCCCGTAGGGGCCGTCGATGAACTCCGGCACGGTCGCGTTGGTCTTGGTGGCGGTGATGAGCGCGGCCCGCCAGCCGATGTCCGGGGCGAGGCTGCCGTGGCAGGTCATCCCCCACAGCGCCCCCTCACGTGGCGGCGGGGAAGCGTGGATCCCGTTGCGCCGCAAAACATAGTCGATCACCCACTGGGTGTTGGTGAGGTTGCGGTAGGGGTAGGAGCGCAGGTTGCGGAACTCGAACTCCCACATCGCCCACAGCGGCAGCGTCACCGACGCGCGCAGCCGTTCCGCCGGGTCCAGCCCTTCGACGGTGACCGTGCGGCGGGAGGCGGACAGGCGCGCGGTGCGGGTGGCGCCGGTGAACTGGCGCGCCCACCGCGGACCGGACTTCGTGACCAGGCCGAGGTCCAGCCGCAGGGGCGCGTCCATCATGTCGTCGGTGTCCACCGCGTGATCGGCCCGGTACGGGGACAGCATCCGCGCGATGTCGCGGGGATCACCGGGGCGGGTGCCGCCGAGCTCGGCGACGAGCTTGGCGGTGGTGTAGCCCTCCACCAACGTCGCCTCGGGCGGGAGGTCTCCGGTGATCGAGCGCTCCACGCTTACCGACTCCACCACCGGCGACAGGTCCGAGAGCGGATGACCGTAGGTGCCGTCGCGGCTCCAGTCGGCCTCCAGCCGCACCAGCGGAACCCGCTCGGGCGCTGTGACCGCTTTCGCCAAGTCCTGATCATCGCGGGCTTGCATCGTCTAGACCTCCAGGAGGGTGAGGGTGGTGGCCCACGACCCGGGCACCGGGTAGGCCGCCGAGAGCGCGTCGACCGCGACTTCGGCCGCTCCGCCCCCGGGCGCCCACGGCGTGGTGGTGGGGGCGGCGTCGAGTTGCCAGGCGGTGGTGAGCACGTGGGCACCGCTCGGGTTGGCCTCGACCAGCAGCGCCACCCGCGCCGCTGCGGCGGCGGAGGCGATCACCGATACCGATAGCCGCTGGTCGGTGCCGGGGGTGGAGGGTGGGGAGTCGACGTGCCCGATCTGGGTGTCGGTGGTGTCGTAGAACTCCAACCGGACCCGCGTGGTGACTCCCGCCCGTACCCACGCCGAGGCGGTCACCGGCTCCCCCGTCACCAGCGGAACGGGATCACCGGCCAGGGAGCCGCCGACCGGGGGCGGGGTCCAGTCCAGGCCCCCGGCCAGCGGTACCGGTGACACCGGCACGGTCGGTGTCCACAGCAGCGTCCCGGCGGTCGGGCTGAATCCGGCGGTGGTGCGGGTGGCCGAACCGGTTGCGGCGACCCGTGGGGCCAGGCGGTTGCGGCGTTCGCCGTCGATGAGCCACAGCGGCCCGTCCACCAGACCAAGGTGGAGGGCGTCGAGGTAGGCGTGGGTGTCGGGGTCGAGGTAGGGCCAGGTCAGCGACCACGTGCGTTTCACCGCGACCTGGTCCACGGTGACCCGCCCGCCGAGCGACCGGTGCACACCGCCCAGCCGGGTCGCGGTCGCGTCCGGTCCACCGCCCAATGACGGCGAGGGCAGGGCGCGCAGCGCGCCGAGTGGTCCGAGGTGGAAGCCCACGGGGCACCACCCCCACCTGGTTCAGCGTCGGGCGTTGCGGATGTTGGCGTCGTTGACCAGCCGGGCGACCCCGGCCCCGTCCACCCGCAACCGCGCGCCGTCGAGGGCGGCGAGGACTCCGGCCGTCACCGCGGCGGACATGTCCCAGGTGTGCTGCCCCAGCAACCCGGCACCCGCGCCACCGCCGGACGCCGAGGGCGACCCACGGCGAACAGCGTTGGCGGGAAGGGGGAGCGGGTCGGTGGGCAGGGTGTCGGTGAGGTCGGTCAGGTAGTCGCGCACCTGCGGTGTTCCGTCCTCCAGGCCGCGCAGGAACCCGGTCATGATCAACCGGCCGGTGGGGGCCAGCAGCACGCGGTCGCGCGACGGTGGACCCTTCCAGTCCGGTAGCAGGTCGGTCACCCACGACAGCTTGTCCTTGAGCCACTGCACCGCCGACTCGATGCCGCGAATGAGACCCCGGATGATGTTCTTTCCGGCTTCCACCAACAGGTTTCCGAGGTCGCCGAGCACGCCGAGGATGCGCCCCGGTAGATCGCGCACCAGGCCGACCACGGCGCCGATCCCGTTCGACACCGCGCCCGACACCATGTCCCAGACGCCACCGACCATGTTCCGCAGCCCCTGCCAGGCGCGATCCCAGTTCCCGCTGATCAGTCCGAGCGCGACGTCGATCACGCCTTGGATGTAGCGCAGGGCGCCGGAGATGATCGAGGACACGGCGGCGAACACGCGCTCGACCACGCCGAGCAGGGCCTGGATCGCGGGCACGAGCCAGCGCACCAGCTGCTCGACCAGCGGCACGGCGGCGGCTGTGACCTGGGCGAACACCGCTGCCGCCTGCTGGAGCACGGGACTGAGCTGCACCGCGAGCGCGATGATCGGTGGCAGCAGGGCCGTCCCGAGCGACAGCAGGGGCGGCAGCAGCGGCAGCGCGGCGTTGACGATCGCGAAGAAGCCCTCGGCGAGCTGCGGCAGCTGCGGGGCCAGGGCCGATACGGCGGTGACCAGCACCTCGCCCACCAACTGTCCAATCTGGACCAAAGTAGGTGTGGCGGTGGCGAGCCCTTGGGAGATAACGGAAGCGAGCTGGGAGACCAGCTCGACCAGTACCGGCAGGGCAGGTTGGACGGCGCGCAACCCGGCCAGCAGGGTCTGGCCGAACAGCGACGCGAGCTGCGCGACCACCGGCAGGGCGGCCTGCGCCGCCTGGAGAAAGGCGCCGCCGAAGGTGGCCGCGACAGGGGCAAGCTGGGTCAGCAGCTGGGCCAGAATCGGGGCCAGCAAACGAAGCCCACCCGCCGCCAGCTCGGCGAACTGGACCAGCAGCGGGGCCGCCGCGCGGGCCAGGGCGACGGCTGCGGGGGTGGTGGTGCGGATCGCGTCCCCGACCGCACCGGCCAGCAAACCGGCCACTGTGGACAGTGGTCCGGTGAGCTCGGCGAACAGCGGGGCCAGGGCCTCGCTCGCGGGGACCAGCAGGTCGGCGAAGGCCAACGCCACCGCGCCCGCCAGCGGGGCGAGCTGGGCCGCGGCAGCGGCCAGGGGACCGACCGCACGAGCGGTGGTGGCCAGCGCCTGGCCGAGCTGCGGACCCAGCGCGGCGACGGCGGGGGCGATGCTGGTGGACAGCGCCTCGCCCAGGGCGCGCACGATCGGGTTGAGCCCCTGTGCGACGGCGGAGATCCCGCTGAACACCTGGGCCAGCGCGGTCTGGCCCTCTGCGGAGCGCAGGAACGCCAACACCGACGCGGTGACGGCGTTGACCGTGGCCAGGAACGATGTGCCGCTGGTGTTCGCGGCACGGAACACCGTGGCGGCGATCCCCGCCAGGTTCCCGAGCAGGGTGCCCAGCTCGCGCAGAGCGGCCAGGCCCTCGCGCATCCACTCCTGAAGCCGCCCCGACGCGCGGGCCTGGGCGACGAACGCGGCGAAGCGCTCAGTGGCGGCGGTGAGCCCACCGGCGAACTCGGGCAGGAACCCCGAGCCCACGGCCGCGATGTCGCGCAGGGCTTGCAGCAGCGGCTGCACCGCGCCCGACAACCGGCCCGCCGCGGTCGCGGAGTCGGCGAAGATCGCCGACAGGTCCGCGCCGGTGCGCGCCTCACCCAAGAACCGGCCGACGCCCAGGGCGCCGGAGTTGAGGGCGTCGGCGACACCGAGGGTGCCGGTCCGCAGGATCGGCAGATACCGGGCGCCGAGCGTGGACACCTCACCGGCAAGCCCGGCGAACAACCGCTCCTGCACACCGAGCTGGAGACCGGCGAACTCCGGGCGCAGCGCGCGCACGGCCTCGGCGGTCGCCCGCATCGGCGGCGGCATCCCCGCGACCGCCTTGGCGAACGCCGCGGGATCCGCTGCGGACAGAGCGTCGCCGAACCCCTCGGTGCCCAGCCGCAGGGTCTGCACGACCGCCACGGCCGCGAGCCCGGCGGCCGGGATCAGCAGCAGCGACCCCGACGCGGTGGCCGCCGCCGAGCCGAGCCCGCCCAGCGTCCCGACCGCGCTGCCCACCGCGGCGGTGAGGGCGGCGTAGCGCAGGGTCGCCGCGCCGGTGACCGCGATGGCGCGGGTGGTCGAGGCGGTGACCTCGCCCATCCCGCGCGAGAGCGCCAGCGAGCCTCGCACCGCCGTGCCCAGCGAGCGGTCCACCGCAACCCGGACCGACACCGACTGGCCCGACAGCTGGCGCAGCAGCGCCTGAAACCGGGTTTGCGCGGGGAGCGCGTCGAGCTCCGCCAGCAGCCGCACCGCGGTCTGATCACCCTCGCGCGCGGCGATCCGGAGCTGTTCGCGCAGCAGCGCGGTCTGCACCTGTGCGGTCAGCGAGATCGCGGGGGCGCCGGACTCGGCCGTGCGGATCTGATCGCGCAGGTGGCGCCCGAGCCCTTGCAGGCTGGGCAGGACCTTGAGGTAGGCGTGACCGACCGTCGCCACGGGGCATCACGCCCCCGGCAACGGTCCGCACATTTTCTGCCGCAGCGGCCCGTCCCGGCTCGCCACGGGCCACGCGCTGTCGAGGAGTTACGGGGTCAGCGTTCCCGCAGGTCAGATGCCCGACGGTCGGGACCGGGATACATGACATACGTCATGTCGAATGACGTACCCGCATCGAGTGCATTTTCTGCGATAAGGGCCGGTCGCGCCGAGCAAAGCCTGGTGCGGTGCTTTGTGGTTCGGGCCGTCGCGATAGCCTCTCGGACGCGGCGGATCGCCGCAGGGATGAGAGGAGTGTGCAGTGAAGGGCTGTGCCCAGTGCCGGGTCGCCGGTCGCTATCTAATGGTGACGGTGACCCTGTTGTTGATCCAGTCGGGTGCCCTGCCAGGGGTCCACCTGGGGATGTAACCCCTGGCAGAGGCCAGTACTGGATACCGTGTCGGTCGACCCCCTCGCGGGTGGCAGCCCAGGGGGGTCGGCCGACTCTTTGACATAAGCATCATTGGAACCTAACTTGGCCTATGTCAAGAACGGACTGTACACGCCGCAGGTCGGAGACGTGCGCGCGGGATGGGAATCGCCAGGTGTAGCCGCTAAGAACGCATCCACGCGGCAATCTCCCGTAGCGAGTTCAATTCTCTTTCCGGGTCGCTCCTGATTGCCGGAATCGAGTCCAACGGGCCGGTCAGGTGTTCCTCGGGGATCTGGTGTCCCAGGGCAGCGGCAACGGTGGCCCAGAGCAGGGCGACCCGACGCTCCACCGCCGCGACCAGGAGTTCGGTGCGGGTGTGGCCCCCGTCTGGATGGTGGACTCGCCAGACTGCTGCGTCCGCTGGTAGGTGGGTGACCAGGACACACAGCCGCCGGTAGGTGAGATCACCACGGTAGAGGTCGAGCAGGTCCACCCCGTACCGGAGCAGCTCGGCTTCGAGCGAGTCCGCGGTCGTGTCGTCGCCCAGCAGTTGGGCGACGGTCAGCGGTTTCCCCGGCCCAACTCCCGCATGACCTTGGTGGAGAAGTCCTCGACGTCAGCCGCCGTGGCTGCGAGGGATCGCCAGGTGCGGTACTGGGCATCGCCCAGGATGATCCGCAGCGCGGCGAGGTGGCGACCGTCCTCCTCGGCTTCCAGCGCTTCGAGTGGGAACTGCTCCGCACTGGGCAGGGTGAACCGCTTGCCGCGCCACAGGACCGCCAACTCCCCGCCGGTCGGGGCTGGTTTGCCGCTGGCCTCGGCGCGTTGCCTGCTGCTCACGTGTCCTCCTGGTCGTCGGTGATGGCGAGGGTGGCGGGGGTGGCGTCGATGACGGCGGGGTCGTCGGTGAGCCAGACGGCGAGGATGGTGGAGCCGCCGGTGGGGGCGAGGGCAGCGAAGGTCATGCCCCAGCGCGCCTCTTGGGTACGGGTCCACTGTGCTTCGTCGGTCTCACTGACCTCGGTGCGGGGGATGTAGAGGCGGTGGTGGTAGACCTCGGTGTCGCTGATCTGGTCGGTCCAGTCCACGCACAGCGCGCGGATGTCGCCCTTGGGGACGGTGCTGATCGCGGCCCGGTACTTCTTCGACCCCGCGGTGGTTTCGGCGAAGGTGAGGCCGCCGAAGTAGGCGGACAGCACTGCTGCTTTGGTCTCCTGGAACACCGACTTCACGGTGAGTTCCTGGGACTTGTAGATGTAGCGGGCGGGGGTGAGCTGTTGCCAGTGCTCGGTTCCCTCCTTCTCCACTCTCCGCGCGAGTGTCACACCGTCTGGTGTGGACAGTCCGAGTCCTTTCCAGGCGGCGACGAGCGGGGTGGTGGCGTCGGGAGGTTCGGCGGTGCCGGGTGGTGCGAGGGAGAGTTCCCCGGTTCCGGGGACGCGCACGAGCGCGCTGTTGATCGCCATCGGCGTGGGTGCTCCAAGGTCAGGGGTGGGGAGTGCGGGCGTGCACGGCCAGCGCGGCGGTGGCCAGTGGGGCGCCCGTGTAGGGGTCGGTGCCGGTGATGGGCGCGGTGATGGGTTCGGTGTGCAGCAGCGGCGCCGGTGGGGGGCGGACGCAGAGCAGGCCGAGCGCGATGGCGGCGGTGGCTTTGGCGGCGTGCGGGGTGTGGTGCCAGCAGGTCAGCCGGATTACCGAGCGCTGCACCGCGGGCCAGGTCCAGGTGTGGCCGTCCTCGGCGACCAGCACCCATGGCAACGATCGGGGACCGCCGTCCACACCGTTACCCACAGTTGTGGATACGGGGAGTGGCGTGCCGTCCGTTCCGGCGTGGGTGAGCAGCGGGCGCAGCAGCCGCACCACCAGCTCGACCACGTCCACGGGCACCGGCGCGGTCACGGGTCGAGTCCTTCGACGTGCAGGCCCACCGACTCGGCGGCGCGCTTGAGGACACCGTGGTGGGCTTCCATGCCGATCCCGGCGGGGTGGCGGACCGCGACGGTTGCGCCCGCGCGGTCCTGGTTGGGGTCGTCGACCACCTCGACCGGCAGCGGCTTGCCGCTGGTGACGAGGTGGCCTTGGGCGCGGGCGGCTGCGGCGACCTGTTCGGCCAGTGCGCGCACGGCGGCGGCCAGCTCGGGGCTGTGCAGGAACTCCGCGACCCCGGCCCGGTCGATCTCGAACCCGTGGAAGGTGGCCATGGCTCAGCCCTCCACGTGCCGCAGCACCAGCTCGTAGTGGGTGCGGCCGAACCGCGGTGCCCAGCGGGCGGGGCGGCCGTCGACCTCGCACACCCGCCCGTTCCACAGCACCCGTTCACGCGGCTCGATCGCCTCGCGGGTGAACACTCGCCACCGGGTCACCAAGGGGCTGCGTTGCTGCAGGACGGTGACCGGCTCGGTGGTGGCCAATGGTTGGACGTTCGCGGCCACGGTGCGGCGGGGCGCGGTGGGGCCGTAGTCCAGGACGGGGGCGGGGTTGCCGTAGGCGTCGGGAACCTGGATCGGGGTGATGACCACCAGGCGGTGCGGGAGCAGCATCGGCAGCCCCAGGCGTGGTCAGGTGGTCCAGATCGAGAACGCGTCACCGCGGCCCGGTGCTGCCGGGCGGAGCAGGTCGAGTTCGTCGTCGGTGAGGTAGAGCCCGCCGCCTTCGCGCGCGGCCACCCGGGTGTGCCCGCCGACCGTCTCGGATTTCACCCCGTCGGCGGGGGTGCCCAGGGCGCGGAGCACGGCGGTGCAGATGACACCTACAGCGGTGGCCGGTGGCGGAGTGGGGAACGGGATCACCCGAGCGCGGGCCAGCGCGGTGGCATCGGCGATGAGCACCCCGACGCGGGTCTGCTCGGCCGGGGTGAGTTCCTGATCGGTGCGGGCCTGCACGTCGGCGACGGTGGCCAACGGGACCGGGCCAGGACTGGTCAACGACCACCCCCAGGACAGGACACGGAGGCCAGGGAGATCGGACCTGATCGAGTGGTGGCGGCGCGGTGACCGGGCAGCGGCTCGGCCGTCCCGGTAGGACGGTGGTGTCCGAGTTCCCGAGTCGGGGGTGTTGCGGTGCGTGCGATGGTGACGGTCGCGGCGGCAGTGGTGGCGGTGATCACGGTGCCCGGCGCCGCGCACGCCCAGCAGGTGGTCGACCCCGTACCGGCACAGGTGCGGGTGCCGCTGCGGAAGGCGATCGCCGCGTTGCCTGTGGCCACGGAAGTCCGGGACGGCTACGTGCGGACGAAGTTCAAGCACTGGGTCGACTCCGACAGCAACGGCTGCAACACCCGCGCCGAGGTGTTGCTGGCCGAGGCGACCATCGCACCGGAGACCACCGGCCGCTGCACCATCGGCGAGGGCCGGTGGCACTCCTACTACGACAACGTGGACGTCGACAAGGCCGGTGGCCTCGACATCGACCACATGGTCCCGCTGGCTGAGGCATGGGACAGCGGGGCGTTCGACTGGACGCCGCAACGGCGGCAGGACTACGCCAACGACTTGGGTGAGTCCCGCGCGCTGGTCGCCGTGACCGCCAAGACCAACCGCTCCAAATCCGACCAGGACCCCGCCACCTGGCTGCCCCCGGACCCCGACGCGGTCTGCACCTACCTGGCGGACTGGGTGACGGTCAAGACACGCTGGCACCTGTCGGTGGACGAGCCCGAGCAGCAGACGCTGACCGCCCGCGCGCAGCAGTGCCCCAACGACCCGATCACCACCACCCTCGTCCCCTGACCGGCTCACGGACGTTCAGGTCGTCGTGGCCGGTGGTCGACCACGACCGCGCGGGTCGACCATGACCGGCACCACGTCCCGGTACGGCCCGTCGTCCAACTCCGCGGATTCCGGTGGCGACCCTTGCATGGTCAACACCCAGAAGTGGTCCACGTCGACGTTCTCGTTGCAGGCGTGGCACGAGATCCGCACGACACCCTCGGCCTCGCTGACTCGGGCGAGGTAGCCGACGGCGTACAGCGAGTGGACACCGACCTTGCACGTCGCGGGCAGGATCGCGACCCTGTACCCGGCGTTGGTGTGTCGGTATCGGACTGTCGCATCGGGAGGCCGGTCATCGAACATGCCCGCACCCTAACCACGGCCTCGAACGTGTGTTCGAGTCAGGTCGTTCGGGTGACGGCCCACCCCTGGCTATGGGGTGGCGGGGTCCTTCGGGGGGCGGCCACCGGCGGCGCGCACCCCGACGTCGGCGGGCAGGCCGCGCAGGGCCTCGATGGTGGCCTTGTCGGTCACCTCGGTCTCGCCGTCGTGGAAGACGACGCCGAGGTCGTGCACGACCAGTTCCGGGTACACGCTGCTGGTGAACTTCACGTGCTCTCCTTAGCTGGTGGTGAGGTTGGTGATCTTGCCGTGGGCGATCTCCGGCCCGTACTCCAGACCGATCTCTCCGTAGATCTGGGCGCGGTCGGTCGCGCCACTGCGGGCCAGCGGTTCGGAGAACAGGAAGCCCTTGCCGGGGACTTCGAGGATGACCGGTGCGCACTGGTCCAGCGACACGACCTGTACGACGTCGGCGGGCATGAACCGTGACAGCATCAGGTTGATCCTGCCGAAGTCGGTCTCGATCGTGGACACCGAGACACCGGCGACGGTGCGCGACTCCTCCCGGTAGTTCTTCTTCGTGATGAACTCGTTGGTGAGCTGGCGCTTCTGCCACGCCCCGCACATCAGCGTGGCGGTTTCGCTGACCTGGATGCCGCCGTTCTCCCAGACCTTCTGCAACAGGTCGAGGACCATCTTCTCGGTCAGGGCTGCGGGGGTGGCGTTGGTGATGACGTTGGTGGTGGTGGCGTTGAGGATGCCGCGGGTCTTGCGCGCGGTGGACACCGTGGACGGCTCCTGGAAGACGCCAGTGATGAAGGACAGTTCGACGTCGCGTCCGATCTGGACGAGGGCCTGGCGGGTCTGCCAGTCCATCTCGACCGCGACCGCGTTGGTGCCGCCGACGCTTGCGGCGTTGGGGTGGGCGGAGCCGGTGGAGGCGAACATGCCCTGTGAGGCTTGGCGGGTGTAGGTGACGCCGACGGTCTCCTGGTGGATTTCCAGGGTATTGCGGTCCTGTCCGCGCACGCGGGTCTCCGCGGCGGGGGCGTCGGCGCCCTCGGTGCGCTGCCGGTTGGCGTCCGGTGGGCGCAGGTCGTAGACCGACCAGGTGTGGACGATCCCGTTGGCGCGCTTGCCGCCGGTCAACCCTCCGATGGCGGACAGGAACGGGGTATCGGTCGGAGTCAAGCCGAAAAGCTCGCCGACGTAATTCGGCGCGTTGTAGGTGTTGGCAATAGCGGCCACACCGGGCATAGGCGGAAAGTCCTTTCACAGCAGGGGAAAGAGAACAGGTGTGGGGGTGTGTCAGTGCGCGGGCGGCATCGCGGCCAAGCGCTGGTTCTTGAGGGTGATGGCGGTCGCCCAGTCACCGGCCTTCTCGGCGGCGGCGATGCGCTCCTCCAGCCCACCGGGGCCGGTCTGCCGCGCTCCCTGCGACGGGTCCGGGGCGGGTCGACGCGGCCCCTCGGCGCGGGCCAGGTGCGGGCGCCGTGCCAGCTCCGCGGCCGCGTCGGCGGTGATCGCGGCGGTGTCGATCTCGCCGGACTCGCCCACGTAGCGGGTGTGGTCGTCGAGGAACCGGGGCGCGTCCGACGGGTCGGCCCACCCGGTCGCAGCGGCGCGGATTTCCGCGTCCACCGCCCGGCGCCGCAGCGCCGCGACCTGGTTCTCCGCCTCGGTGGCGCGGGCGGCGGCCTTCTCCGCGTCGGACTGTCGCGCGGCCTGCGCGTCGTCCCACTGCCGGGCCTTGGCCCGTGCGTCGCGCGCGGCCTTCTCGGCGGTGGTCAGTTGAGACTTCGCCTGCTCGTAGAGCGTCTTGTAGTCCGGCGTCTCGTCCTCGCCGTTCAGGGCGGGCTCGGGCGGGTCGGCCGGTGTCTGGGTGGGGTCGGTGTTCTCCGGTGGAATGGGCGGAGAAACGGACATGTGGCGTTCCAATCGCATGATGGGAAGTGGTGTGAGAGACTGCGCGGGTGCGATTCCCGCTCTCCCGTCCGCAAACGGCCGCCGTGCTGGTGGCGGTTTCCGCTGGCGCTCAGGTAGCAGCCGGGACAGAGGGGAAGCTCACGCCGTGGACCATGTCGTGGCTGGTCACAGCGGTTGTGACGATGCTGGTCGGCACCATGGCCGCCGCCTCGGGAAATCAAAAAAAACGCGACCCACTTGACCTTTAAAGGTCAACGGCGGGGACGCTGTTCTACACCGACGTCGTCGCCAAGCTCTCGGTGCGCAGATAGCCGTAGCGACGCAATTCGGCGATCAGTTCGGCGCGGTTGTCGCTGCTGTGCACCAGCTGCGCGGCGGTCGGTCGGGCGATGCCGCTGCTGCGGTACCGCGCCCCGGGCCGGGTGGCGGTGTCACCGAGCTGGCGGCCGATGCCGCGGACGGTGGTGGCCTCGCGGGTGAAGGCGTGGCCGCCTGCGATGTAGACCGCGCCCTTGCGGCGGGCGTTGACCACGCGGGCCATGTCCGCCCCGGCGCGGATCGCGGCGGCGTCACCTTTGCCGAACGCGCGGTCCTGCTCGGACTCGGTCATGCGGTCGAACAATGCCGTTGGCGAGTTGCCACGGTCGTCGTGTTCCCACTGCTCGCGGGTGACCGGCCGCATCTGGCAGTCACAGCGCGGATGGCGTAGGAACCCATCGGAGACGCGGTAGAGGCGCCCGGCCAAGATCACGCACCGCCCGCACGCCGGGAGCCTCACCACGCGTTCGTACCCGGCCACCGCGGGCTCGGTGATCATCGCGGCTTGCACGGCGGCGCGGCCGGTGTCCCCGACCTCGGTGGCAACGTAGGTGAGCAGACGGGACAGACCCAGGGTGCGGGCGTCGGAGACGGGCATCCCGAGGACCAGGGCGCGGCGGAGCCAGGCCAGCACCTGGTCCATCAGGACCCGTAGCGGCATTCCGTTGGCGGCGTACCCGGCGAACGCCTGCGCGACCAACCGCCCCATCGGGGCGGATACCGCAGCGGCGGCGGCCAAGGCGGCGGTGACGTAGGGCGCGGCGATGGCGGCGGCGGTGATCTGGGCTTCCTCGGTGGCGATCACGACCCGGGGCCGCACGTCCTGTTCCCATGAACCGTCCAGGTCCGCCATGGACAGCCGAGACCACGCGTCCTGCGCGGTGTCGACCGCGCCGCGCACCGCCAGCTGCTGCCGCGCGTACAACCGGGCCTCGGGGTCTTGCAGGGGGGTGCTCATGGGCCACCTCCGGACGGTGCGAGGAACGCCGGCGGCGCGGGACGCGCACCGCGGAGCTCGGGGACGGCAGGTGATTCGCCGTCCCGGTCGAACTCGGGTACGGGGTCGGGGCGGGGGCCGAACTCGGCGGCCAGGTCCCCACCGGCGACACGGGCGTAGGCGGACTGGTCCTCGGCTTCCATGTCCCGGATCTGCGCGTCCGAGTAGCCCAGTGCGCGCCTCGATGCCCGGCGCGGCAAGAGTTTGTCCGCGCTGTACAACTTGGTCACCGCGTCGGCCTGCGCCGCGAACGTCGGCGTGGCCGCGTCCACCCACATCGTCTCCATCCGCAACGCCTCCGGCGGGACACGGCCATCGCGCACCAACAAGATCAACCGCATGACCTGCTCCCAGCCGTCGCCGAAACTGCGCTGGCGCCGCTCGGCACGTTTGATATGGCGCCCCTCGCTGGAACGGATGCCGTCTGCCGACGCCGGGTTCTCCGTGGCATAACCCAGGAAGTGCGGCGGCAGACCGGAGATCGACGCGGTCAGCCGCGCCAACGCGTTGAGGGTGTTGTGGAAGTTGGACAGGTCCGCTTCGGGGAACTGGCCGACCGCCACACCGTCCTCACGTGGAGACTTGGGCGTGGCCCACAGGACACCGGCCACCGCCTGCCACGGCGTGAGCGGTTTACCTTGCGCGTCAACGAAGTCGGCCTGCTCGAAACCGAGCGCGTACCGGCGGGGCATCGCGTGGAACTCGGCGCTGACCATCATGTCCGTGGCGATCTTGCACGCCGCATCCGACAGCGGAATTACTGACGCAAGCTCCGAACGCCCCAGCGACAACGGCTTTGCCCTGCGGCGCCGGGTACGAGGCCGGTTGATCAGCGGCACGACCGGGACCACGCCCATGCCATGCCGGTCGCGGTCGGTCTCGGTCCACGCCGAACCGCCGTCGAGCGAGGTGTACCAGATCGTCTCGTCCGGCAGATACAGCGTCGCGTGCGAAGCGACCTGACTGGACGTGCCCGGCGCGGCCTCATCGTCGTACCAGCGCTTGAGCGCCGCACGCACCTTGCGAGTCCGCGGGTCCAGCTCCGCGTGCACCTCCAACGGCGACTCCACCGTCACCAACGGCGTATCCGCGTCCTGCTCATTGGTACCCACGATGGCGAACGCACGCCCCATCGCCAACGCATCCACATGTGCCTGCTGGCTGGCCAAATCCAGCCGATTCGCCTTCCAGATCCGCCATAGATCTCGATCCGCAGCGTCACGACCACCGAGTCGGAAGCCGGTGACGTCCAAGCGTTCATCGAGGCTGTCCACGATCAGCTCGGGCCAGTTCACCACGACCTGACGGACCCGGTTGTCCAGGCGACGCAGCAGTTCCGGGTGCATATAGGACAGCGGTTGTTCGCCCTCGTAGTAGGCGTCCAGCAACTCCAACTCGGGTAGTTGCGCGTTATGCTGAGTGGACAGCCGTTGTAGCCAGGTGGTACCCGAGAGGGTGAGATCTGCGCTTGCCACGACACCACCACCAGGCGTCACAGGTACGGTGCCGGTCATGCAGGCGTGGTGGGTGACTCTTGCGGCCTCGTTGATCAGCGGCGTGGTCGGTGCGGGACTTACCCGGTGGTGGGAGCAGAAGCGTGAGGACACACGCTGGAAACGCGAAAGTACTGACCGGCAGGTGGCACGCGAGCACGATGCCCGGATGCAGTGGCGTGAGCATCGAGTCACGATCTATGTTGGGTTGCTTACCGCCATCGAAGCCTTCGGCCGCGCTGCGGGTAACCGCGCGGGCTGGTTGTCGAACGACACCGACGAATCTCAACTCGGAGACGCACGACCGCCCTCGTGGCCGACACAGGATCATGTCGAAGCACTGGCCAATGCAGTGACTGCGGCTTCCGAGCCTGTCGAGATCATTGCTACCGCAGCGGTACAGCGGGCAGCCGAACATGCGGTCGTTGCCTGTTGGGCCACGATGATGAAGTTGCAAACCTACAGCGACACAGTCGACTTGGATCCCGGAGCCAACGACGTAACGCAAGCACGGATCGAACTCGTCTCTCGTATCCGCGAAGAACTGCACGTCGACTCTGCCGATACCCCACAGGAGATCGTTAACCCATCACGACCATCCGGCCCGATTTCCTGACCTTTTGACCTCGCAGCTTCCAACCGCTCACTGCCATGGCGGACGTCGGCACCGCGTCGATGCGCTTGCCTGTCTTGCCGCGCTCGGGCTTGTCGGGTCGGATCAGATCGGGCTCGCCTGGCGGGTGGCGGACTTCCACGCTGTCGAAGCAGAACGTGGCGATGGGGTTGCCGTGGTGGGACCAGGTGCGGGATTTGGTGAGGGCCATGAGTTCGGTCATGCCGTGGGTCATGCCCTTGTAGGTCTGGGCGACCGGGTACATCGGCACCCCGGTTCGCTTCTCCAGTCGTTGGCGGACGGGTTCGCCGGACCACTCGTCGTAGGAGACGTCCGCGACGCGCAAGAGTCTGGTGTCGGTGACCACATCGTTCTCGATGACGTCGTAGTCGATGACCTCTCCGTCAGTGACGGTGAGCCAGCCCTGTTCGGCCCACCGGGTGGCGCGGCCGTCCAGACGTTCGTCCAGGAAGCTCACCGCGGACTCCGGTAACCAGAACCGCCACAGCGCGGAGACGTGCCCGTCGATGCCGTCGGGGACGATCAGGCACCAGGCGGTGAGGTCGAGTTTGGAGGCGAGGTCGAGTCCACCCCACGCGGGTTTTCCGGCCAGGCGCTCCCGTAGCAGGGCGGGGTGGTCGAGCGCGGTTCCGGCGCAGGCCAGGTAGAGGTGCATGGGCATCCAGCGTGAGGTTTGCGAGACCCATTGGTTGAGCCGGAATTGCCTGAAGCTGTTCTCTTTGCCGGGGTCGTTGCGGGCTTCGAGTGCTTCCTCGCGCAGGGCGGTCAAGGACAGGAAGTCACCCAGCGCCGGGTTGCTGTGGTACCAGTTCCGTTCGTCCCAGGGGTCCGCGTCGGCGGGCAGGTTGCGCAGGTAGACGAACCGGTGCGGAGCCCTGCTCGGGTCGTCGGCGATTTTGACGCACTCGTCGTGTTCGGCCTTGGCGAAGGAGCTGGGGTCGTTGCCCGCGGTGGTCGCGGCGATCAACAAGGGTTCGAGGCGGGTGCCCATGCCGGTGCGCATCGCGTGCCACAGGTCGCCGTTGGGTTGGGTCAGCACCTCATCGAAGATCACGGCGGAAGGGTTGGAGCCGAGGTTGCCCAACGCGTCGGCGGGGACGACGACGTAGACGGAGTTGGTCTTCTCGTCCACGATCCTCGCGCTGCTGTCGAGGACCTTCAATCGGCGCGAGAGGACCGGGGAGAGGGCGACCATGCGGGCGGCGACGTTGAAAACTAGCCTTGCCTGGTCGGTGTCGCGGGCGCAGCCGTAGATCTCGGCGGACTCGACCCCGTCCCCGCACAGCATGTACAGCGCCACGAACGCCAACAGCTCGCTTTTGCCGTTCTTGCGTGCGATCTCGATCCAGGCGATGCGGAACCGGCGGACGTAGACCCCGGCTTCGTCGTCCCAGCGGACCTCGCCGAACAGAGGCCGGACGATGTCGTCGCGCTGCCACTCGGCGAGGATGAACGGGGTGCGCGCCCACCGGTCCTTGGTGTGGACACAGATCTCCTCGGCGAACGCCTGGGCGTGATCCGCGCGAGGCTTGCACAGGTGGTCTCCGCGCTTGCGGCAGGTGCGCCCGTCGAAGGTCCGCCCGCACACCGGCAGCCGCGCCCCGGGCTCTCTAGTGGTTGTGCGGGGCGTCGCGGTGCGGGTGCGGGGGCGGGTCTTCGAGCCGCGGGCAGGCTTGCTAGGAGAGGAGCCGGTCGGGTCCTTGGCCGTGGTGGACATGGCCCACCTCGACCTTGATCGCCTGCCGATCCGAGGGCGTCAGCCCGAACCGGGCCGCGAACTGGAGGAACGTCCGTTCGGCGTCGGCTTGGACCTGGAGGGCGGGGTTCTTCATCAGCCCCGCACCGCCCTGCACCAGCAGCGCCGAGCCGTTGACCAACTGGGTAGCTGCCCGGTACCGGGCCAGGGCCTCACACAGCACAAGGAACGCGTCGCTGTCCCACACGGTCAGGACTCGGCGGGCGATCAGGCCGGGGGCCAGGCGCTCCCAGATGACGCGGGCGGTGTCGGATGCCCAGTCCGGGCAGGTGATCTCCTGCTCGGGTGGGTCGGGTTCGTTGGTGTTGATGCGGTCGGGGCGGTCGCCGTGCAGGATGCGCAGGGCGGTGGGCTTGGCGGCCGGGCCGCGCTTGCCGATGGCTGATCACCTCCTTCCCGCCCACCGCCCCGCGCGTCTGCCCCGGGTCAGGTGCCGGAGCTGCGTCCGCGGCTCGGGCTGGCCGCGGTGCGGGAGAACCGGCGCCGGATGGCTGCTCCGGCGCGGGCGAGGCGCTGGCGCATGGTGGGCTACTCCTTTCCGTTCTGGTCGGGTGGGGTGTCGGTGGGCATGGGGATGTCGAGGATGCGGGCGGCGGCGTGGCCGTCGATGTACTTGTCCCCGAGGATCAATAGCCGCGCGGCGCGGAGGAATGCTTCCTTGGCGGCGCGGGTCTTGAAGCACATCGCGAACCAGTGTTCGGAGTCGGTGGCCAGCCGGAAACGCTCGTCCTCGCGGGCAGTGCGCTCCCTGAACCCTTTGGCCAGCGCATCGAGCTCGGCGGCGGAGTCTGCTTCCAGGTCGCCGGTGTAGTCGACGTTCTCCAGCGGGTCCGGTTCCGGGGGTGCGTTGAGCTGGGCGAGCAGGTCGTCCTGGCTCAGCGGGGCGCCGAGTGAGGCTTGGGCCTGAAGCTGGGCGAGCAGGTCCGTGTTCGGGTCCTGGTCATCGGGTGAGGTCACGGCGGAAGATCTCCAGGTCGGCGAGCGGAAACCAGGACAAGATCCGGGCGTAGTCCTCGGGTGCGTTGTCCTTGATCGGCTTGAGGAAGCGATAGTCGAGCCCGTCGAACGAGCGGCCGAACCACTCGTACTCCGGCGGCAGCGGGCAGTCGTGGCGGGCCAGGGCGTCGCGGACGTCGGCGATGCGCCAGTCCCACACCGGAGACACCTTGCGCAGGTGCTCGCGCACCGGGCCGTGGGTGACCATCGCCATCCGCCTGTTCGGTGAGTCGGCGGCTCTCACTCCGTCCGCGTTCCACGCCCCCGGCAGGTCCAGATCGTTGCGGAGCAGGTCGGCGATCTCCTCGTAGGTGGGCTCGGGGAACTGGGCGGCCTCGATGATCGCGCACCGCTCCGGTGGCTGGAACAGGAACGAGTTGAGCCACCGATACAGCGACGGGTGCGGCAAGTTCACGATGCGGGTACCGAAGAAGTCCTCATAGAACTTGAGCGAGTCCTCCACGAACGCCAGCCCCGGCACCAGGTACAGGTGGTAGGGGACGACGGTGATCCCGGCGTCGCGCATCGCCAACCAGGCGGCGAGGCTGTCCTTGCCCCGGGAGAAGCCAAGCAAAACCGGTTTCCCCTCGGCGGCCAACTCCGCGCGGATGGTCTCCGAGGAGGTGATGTCGTCAATGGTGATCGGCAGGTCGGCTCCTTCGTGTGTGGACACCCGGGCACCGTGTGGTGCCAGGGTCACCGGGCCTGTTCCAGGTCCGGGGCCAGGGTGGTGCGGCGGATCAGCCGTCCGATGCCGGTGTGGGTGAGGCTGGTGTGATCGGCGATCCGCCGGTGTGAGGCTCCGAGCGCTTTCGCTTGCCGGATCAGGGATTCCCGCTCGCCGCGCCAGGCCAGGTACTGCTCGTCGGCCTGCTCCAGCTCTGCCAGCACCGCGGCCAGCCGGGTGTCCCTGGCGGTGATCGGATCGGTCACCAGCCACCCCCGGAGGCACGTGGGTTCGGCCGTGCCGGAAACCTGACCGGCCATACCCGGCCCTCAGTGGCTTGTGCCCTCCCGGGCCGGTCAGGGGTGACCCCCCTGGGGGTCGGCCGGCGGTGGCCGTGCGTGACCGGCTGGGCGTGGCGGGCAGCTCCGGCGGACGGCAGCTCCGGCACGGGGCACGGTCACGGGTGGGGGCGGCGGTCACGGGGAGTGCCAGCCTCCCCGGGTGCGGGGGTCGGTGGCGGTCACCCGGGCATGGCACCGGGCACACAGCCCCCGCCCGCGCGCGGGGGCGTCCGGGTCCAGCTCTGCGGCCACCAGTTCACGGCGGGTGGCGGGCCAGTGGTCGGCCACGGTGGCAGGTTCGGCACACGGCCGGTCCGGGTGCCCGGGGCAGTCGGTGCGGTCACAGCGGCACACCGGGTCACGGGCCAGCACAGCGGGCCGGAAGCGGGAGCGGTGACCGGCGGTGTAACCACGGTCAGCGGAGGTGCCCCCGGACCGGCGCGCGCGGGTACGGCACGCGGCGCACCGGCCCCCGGTGGTGGTGTTGGGGCAGCCGGGACGAGAGCAGGAGCGGGGGGCGCGGGCGGGCATCGGCACCCCCGGGGCACAGGGCCTGGTGCGGGCATGGGTCCGGCCCCCACACCGGGCGGTGTGGGGGCCGGGGGCCGGGTAGTCGGTTAGGGGGTCCACTGGGCGGGCGGGTGGCCACCCCGGGCGGCCCACTGGTTCAGGGCGGTGATCAGTTCGGACATGCGGTCGGGGTCCGGTTCACGGCCGGACAGGGTGTCACTGGCCAGTGTGGACAGTTCGGCCCATGTGGCGGTCGGGTCCATCTCAGGCCACCTGAAAGAGCTTGAATGCCTGGTGCTTGATCTGGTTTCCCCGGCCCATCAGTGCCCGCTCTGCGCGGGCGGTGGCCGCGTTCTCACCGGCCACGGGTGCCCGGTGGTCGATGTACTCCCCGATCGTTTGGAACCCGGACCAGTGGGTGCCTTTCTTGCGCCTGCCGCCGATGTTGGCGTTCGTGTCCCCCTTGAAGATGGTCATGAGTTCGGTGGTCAGCAGGTCGTCGCGTTCCTTGACGTCGCTGCGCGCGTCGTCGGCGGGGGCGGGCCAGATCTCCCGGCACAGGGCCTCGAACTCCTTGATGGCGAGGTCCTGACCGATCATCTTCTCGGCTTCCTCGGCGAAGGCGTCCGCGTAGTCGAAGGTGATCTTGAGGGCATCCCGGGCATTGGCCACCTTGTCGGGGCCGGACGGGGTGTGCCGGAAGGCCCAGCGGGAGACGTGGCCGTGGATCGCCGCGGTCTGGGTGTTGGCACACACCACCCGGACCATGGTGGCAAGGAACTCGTTGGCCCGGCCCTGGTGGAAGTAGCCCAGCGCGGCGAGGTTCATCTGCACCGGGTCCACTCCACCCACCATGATGCCCTTGGGGATCCTCGCGGTGATGAAGGTTTCCTTGCCACCTCGCAGCGCTCCGGCGGTGTCCACAACTGCCCCAGACTGGTCCAGGATCGCGACCAGCGTCTCGCCCATGAGCTCATTGGAGATGGGGGTGTACTCGGGGCCTACGAACGAGAGCAGTTCACGCTTGCCGGTGAACGGGCTGATACGGGTGACGGCCCGGTAGTCATCCGTCGTCAGCCACTCCACGCAGTCGTCCTCCACCACCAGGCGGGTGTCGTCCTCTCCCTCGTGGTCCCCGATCTCGCACATGTCTCCGTGGGTGGCTCCCAACTTGGCGGAGCACTCCGGGCACTGGGTTCCGGTGCTCGGTGAGGCTGCCGGGTCCAGTCGGACATCCCAGTTGTCCAGCTTGGCCAGCTTGAGGGCATCGGCAACGGTCATCGGCCCGGGGACCACGGTGCCCAGTTGATGCCAGGCTGGCTTGTTGGCGGAGACAAAAGCGGCAGTGCCATCCTCACCAATGTCAATCAGATGAGCCATGAGAAGCCCTTTCAGGGGTGTTTTCGGCCCTGACCAGATCGGCCGGGGCGGTTCTGTTGGCACCCACAACATTACCGGCCACCACTGCCATGTCCACCTTTATCTGATCTCTCACCGGCTGATTTACCCGATCAGAGTATCGCCATTTCCGTGCATTTTAGCGACCTGCGTAAATGGGGATCGAGGGTAAAGAGAAGGGGCTCGGCGGTGACCGCCGAGCCCCTTCGTGCCTCACAGCTCAGTTTGCCAACAGAACCTGAAAGGCGTGCTCCATCCTGCCCCAGTGCCGCGCCCGTGTCGACCGGCCGTGGCCGGGTCGCCGCCGGGTCATCGCCACTCGGGCGGGGTGTAGGGGAAGGGGTCGCGGACCGTGTGTTCGGTTTGCGTGGTGAGCACGTAGGCGGGCAGCATCTGCCGGAACTGGTGCAGTGCCTTGTACACCTGCTCCCAGCCGTCGATGACCACCGAGCCGGAGTCCTTGCCGCGGTAGGGAGGGATCGGGGCCACGATGATCGGTCGCTCCAGGTCGCTGGCCATCGCTGCGTCGTGGTCGATGTCGACCGTGACCAACGAGATCGTGTCTCCGGAGGGGATCGCGGGTGGCATGAACACCGCCAGCCTGGTGATGTCGACCTCGGGGTGCAGGACGGCCGCGCCGGGGTCGGCCGCGATCAGCTCCCGTGCGTGGGTGACGCACCACCGGATCAGCATCCAGGTGAAGCGCTCACAGCCGATGTGCGTTGCCGGGTGCTCAACCGTGGCGGGGTCGGGTTCTGGTGCGTTCGGGGGTCGGCTCATCGGTTCCCACCCGCCGTCACTGCGCGGTAGCGGTCGGAGTCGATCGGCACGATGGCCGGGCCGCGCGGGGCCTCGTCCTGGGGGAACCCGGCGGCGTGGTAGCCGCACCAGGGTTCGTTGTACTCGGTGTCCAGGATGACGCCGGGCTCGGCGCAGGGGGCGTCGGTGCAGCTTGCGCATGAGGCGCACAGTCCGTGCCCGATGCCGGGGGGTGGACCGTCGTAGAGCACGACCGCGACCGCTGGAACGTCGCGGCCCTCGTGGTTGGCGCACAGGATCTCGGTGGTCATGGCGTCTCCTGGCCGGGGTCGATGGGCTGGGCGGAGCCGGTGATGTTGGCGCGCAGCTTCCGGTGGAGCTTGCGCACGAAGGTGCGCGCGAGTTCGGGCATGGGCTCGCCGTAGCGGCGTTCGTGGGTCGCGGCGGTGCGGTTGAGGAGCGTGTTCCAGCGGTCGGACTCGACCAGCAGGGTGCATATCGAGCAGGCCGACCACGCGATGTCGCTCATGCCGATCGGGGCGCCCGGAATCGTGGGGACGGTGAAGATGTTGGCCGGGATAAGGAACTCGGAGTGGCCGTCGGTGCAGAAGTCGCACAGTCCGCGCCATCCCGGGGGAGCTTGCACCGGCACTGGCTCGTGCTCGACCTTGCCGAGCGCGACCGGGTGAAGGAACGTCACGCCGTTCTCGTCGGTGCGCCGGAGAAGGGCGCGGTCGCAGACCTTGCAGATGAGCGTTGTGTCCGTCACGGCGTCTCCCCACCGTCGAGGTGGACGACTCCGTGGGGCCAGCGGGCGTCGGTGAGCACGGACTGCATCCGGGGCAGCATCCATACCTGCGTCGGGTGCACGAGTCCGCCGCCGTGGGGCTTGTGCGGGGACAAGGCATGCACCGCGTGCCAGCCCGCGTCGTGCACCGCTTTGGCTTCCAGAGTCAGGTGCCGCGGTTGCAGGGCAGTGTCCTCGGAGAGCGTGGGGGTGCCGGGGCCGACCAGGAACTCGTCCTCCAGGCCGCCGATCGCCACGACCAGCCGCGACCGGTCGAAGATCAGCACTCGGAGCGTGGCACCCTGGGGGATGGTGCCGTAGAGCTGTTCCAGGCTCAGCACCAGATGGATGCCGTGCGCCACGGTGAACGGCTGCTGCATGTGCGTGAGCTCGCCGGTCACCGAACCCACCCCGTGACGCGCCGGGCACGGTCGGCGAGGTCGGCCAAGCGGTGGGCGATGTAGTAGCGGCGGACCTTCACGTGCCCGGGCCGGTAGTGATGTTCGTCAGTGGGTTCGAGCACGACCGCGTGCACGGCGCCGAATCGAGGCCGACCGTGGTAGATCGCGTTGTGCCCGATCACCGCGTCCTCGATCGCGTCCGCGAGGCGTTGCAGAGTCCCGGGCGCGTCGTCGGCCCGCACGGTCGCGCCGTGGACGTGGACGTCGATCATCCACGGCGAGAACAGGTGATGGCGGTAGACGGTGGCGGAGAAGACCATATCCGTGAACTGCGCGGGCAGGTCGTGCCGGACCAGGAATCCGGCGAGTGCGGGGACGCTCGGGATGTGGGCGCTGTCGCGGACTCGGTCACCGACGTGGTCCGCGCCTACGGACAATTGATATCGCCCCACCATCGGTGGACCCCATTTTCGGCGGGCATAACGCATGGGTCGACCCCTTCGTGAAATGAGCGGGATTCCCTCAACCCCAATTGGGATTGTTAGGACTTGCCCATTCACCATGCGGCGGCACTCACGGTAATTTCAAGAACAAGAAATGAAATCATCATCACCGGCGTCACTCGCGCTTTGCGCGGTATTGCGGAAATGACGGAAATCTGTCGTGGAATTCCGGAAAGGGGGTGCGGGCGGCGCTCGCGCGGATCATTTCGGTGCGGGGTCGGCACCGACGGTCCGGCAGGCAAGGCCGCCCGCACCCGGGAGGGCGACGGTCCGCGCGGGGTGGATGCGCGGACCGTCGCCGTGGGGGAAGAGGTGATGGTCTCGGCGTGATGTGGGCATGGCTCCGCCGAGCCCCACCAGTGTGCCATAGGGACGATCATGAGGTCAACCGATGACCGGATCATTCGCAGTCCAAGGCGAGCACGGTCTTGCGCTGCTGGTCGAGGATCTGGCCGAGTCGTTGCCAGTGGTCGAGGGGCCAGCGCATGTCGCAGGCAGCGCAGGCGGCTTCGACGCGGTCGGTGTCGATCCACAGCGCGGGTTGGCGCACCCACTCGGCCTCGATGTCCGACCACACCAGCACTGTGGTTTCCCGGCAGGTCGGGCAGGCGTGGCCCCGGAGCCGGTACCGGGGTTGTGGTTCCACGATGGCGCGGGCGGTGGTGACCCACCGCTGGGCCTGGTCGGCGGCGTGGGCCAGGTACTCGGGGTCCTCTATCTGCCACTCCTCGGCGTGGCTGGCCCAGAGTCGGACCTGTTGGGACAGTGCGTAAGTGGGGCGGTGGTGGCGGGGGTGGTGGCCGTGGGCTGCGAGCTGGCGGCGCATCTCGCTGCCGATCTCGGCGACCACCGCCACGGCGTTGAGGCTGGCCGGTGGTCGTGAGCCGATTCCGGTGGCGCCGGTGCGCTCGCTGCCGGGTTCGGTGGCCTGCACGAGCTGGTCGAGCAGGCATGGGATCAGGGCGCGGTCGGTGCTGCCGTCGTCGCGGGTGATGGTGCCGATCCCGGGGGCGCAGAGCTGGTCCACCGCGGCGTCGAACGCCAGGCGGAGCTGGACGGGATCGTGGAGCTCCACTCGCTGGTCTTGGTCGTCGTGGAGGGTGTGGTTCATCGGGCGGTTCCCTCGGTGCTGGTGCGGGCGGCGTCGAGTCGGGACGGGTGCAGACCGGTGCGTCGGTCACGACGCTCTCGGCGGCCGAGGCGGTCGCGGGTCAGCGGCCCGCAGCCGTGGCCCGGGTTGGCTTTGCAGAACGGGCACCGCACCTGCAGGGCGGTGTCCCGGTCGGGCGTGAGCGGCCAGCCCATTGCCGTGTAGACGGCGACGATCCCCCGGTCCCGGGCCGCGGTGGCGCGTTCGCGGGTGATGCCGGCGCGGCGTTGCGCGGGCACCACCGGCAGGTGGGTGACGGGGTGGGCGCGGGCGATGCGGATGCGGTCGATCACGTCGGCGGGGGTGATCCGGCCGTGGTGCTGGGCCTGGAGGACGGTCAGCGCGGCGTGGCACTCTCCGGCGGAGTGTCCGCGCAGCTCGTGCAGCCACGCGTCGACCTGGGTGTCGGTGGGCGGGGCGTGGCCGGTGACCCGGTAGTGGGTCAGCAACGCTCGAACCTCCGAACGCGTCAACGGCGGCTGCGTGTGTGCGCTCATGCCCGCACCCGCCCCGACTCGGCGTCGGCTTGGAACGTCGCGTCCAGCGCGTGGGCGACGATCGCGTGCAGCGTGGCCGGGTCGGCGTGCGCGGGCAGCTCCCGCACGGCGAGCCCGACTGGGGAGCAGTCGTTGTCGGCGAGGGCGTCGGCGCGCATCCGTTCGATCGCCTCCGCCGCGGCCACGGCTTCGGCGCGCTGGGCGGGTGCGGCGGCCACCAGGGCGGCGCGTTGGTGTTCAGCGACCAGCTCCGGCAGCCAAGACACCGGAAGCCGCTTGCTCGACCAGGCGCGTAATCCGGCTGCGATCACCGCGGGCTCCACGTCCTCGCGCAGCAGGTCGATCACCTCGGCGCGCAGCCGTTCCCGGACGCGGCGGGGTTGCTCGGGGGTGTGGACGGTGACCAGGCGTTCGGCCTCGGCGCGGCGGCGTTGCCGCCTCGACCCGACCTGTTGGTCGTCGGGGGTCTCACGTGCGTGCGTGTCGCGCGCTACGCGCGTGGGGTCACCCCTTTCTTGATCTACCAACGTAAGAGGAACTACTTCACCCTGCTCCCTACTCCCTTCTCCCTCAGGTCGCGCGGAAGGGATCGGCGAAGGGTTAGCCGAGGGGATCTCGGAAGGGTTGGCCGGTACCTCGCTCGCCCGCTCGGTGTCGATCGGCGCGGGCGCGGTTGGGGTGGTGGTGGCCTTGTCGGCGCGTCGGGGGCGTTGGGCCATCGCGGCCATCACCGAGGGAGGTAGCGTGCGCGCCCCGGCCTCCAGCTCGTGGGCGGCGACCATCGGCGCGGGACCGGTGATCTCCACCGGCAGCCGCCGCAGCTCCCGGGCCAGCGAGGCGCGCAGGATCGGCGAGACGATCTCGAACCCGGTCCGCAGCGCGGCGCGCAGGGTGTTGGGCTGGCGCCACAGCTCGTCGCGCCGCACGAAGCTACGGACCAACAGCTCCTCGGTGTCCTGGTCCACGACGATGAACCGCGCCGCGTCCAGTTCGGCCAGCGCGGCGCGCACGCCATCGAGTCCGAGGTCCGGGTGGGACTTGGCCCAACGGCGCACGGCGACGTCGAGCATCCCGGCGTAGGTCAACCGGCGCTGGGAGAACAGAAACAGATACACGAGCTTGGCCGGAGTGGACAGTGCGAGGAAATCTGCGTCGTCCCAGATATCCAGATACAGGCGTGCGTGATCACGCGCCATCGTGTGATCTCCCCCAGGAGGTCTCGAAGGTCAACTACGCGCGCCGTGAGCGCGCAGGTGTAGCCGTGCCCGGATGCGGGCGGCGGTGTAGGTCGACAGGCGCAGCGCGGCGGCGGTCTCGGCGTCGGTGCGGCCCTGGGCGTGCAGGATCGCCACGGCCACCTCACGCGCGGCCGTGCCCAACTCCTCACCCACCACCAGGCCCGCTATCGCCCGCCGGGCCGCTTCCGCGTCGGCGTGGCTGTAGCGGCTCACGACACCGCGGCCTCCACCACGGACGCCGGATCAGGGCGACGGACCGGGTCCAGGTTCAGCGCGTAGATCGGCTGGAGCTTGCCCCCGTTGCCGCCCTTGGCATCGGTCGACCGGGCGTAGCGGCCGGTGGCCACCAGGACCCCGGCGGCGGCCAGCCGCCGCACCGTCGCGCCCACCCACGGCGGACGCACCCAATGCGGTAGGCTCGACCGCCACCGGTTCGCGGTGGTCTCCCAGAACGGATCGGCCAACGCGTCACCGATCACGATCTCGACCACCGCGCGCACCTGGTCGCGGTTGCGCGGGTCACCGGCCAACAACGCCGCGATGTGCGTGACGGTGTCCGGGTACTCCAACGGCAGAGGCCGCAGCGTCGCGGCCAGCTCCACCGCCGCATCCACCGCGTCCACCGGTGCGGGTGGAACCGCCCGGTCGACGGGAGCCTTCCGCCGTCGACCGGGCGAGGACCGCGGGCTCATCAGCCCAACAGGACGAAGGTGCGGACCTCGGCGATGTCCTCGCACGCCTTCGCCACGTCCGGGTGCAGCGCCCGCAGGCGCGCGATCGACACCGAGATCCGCAACGACTTCTTGAACGTCGCCACCGGCACCCCGCGCAGCGTGCCGACCTCGGTCTCACCGAGCCGATCCTTGATCACCAGCTCCAGCGACTCCCGCAGCTCGGTGTAGTAGCGCTGCCGCTGTTTCACCCGACGCAGGTACTCCAGCACGATCTCCAGGTCATCCAGCACCACCGAACCCGGAACAGGGTCCGTACCCAGATAAGTCCAAGTCGACATTGAGCAGACCGCCTCCAGACGGCCACAACACGTATCTTGAGCATGACGAAACACCGCGCCATAAGGCGCGGACAGGACAGAGCAAGATCAGGCCGACAGGCTCACGCCGTCGCTATGGCCTCAGGACACACGTCGCCCCCAACACGCGCGGGCACCGCCGCGCACACGGGCGGGAACCCCCAGGTGTCCCGCGCCCTCCACAGTCACCCGAACACCCATGCGTGTCAAGTAGAAGGCGCGGCGTGTCATCTTTTGCGTCACTCGAATGGGCTAAAGTTGCCGACGTGTCACGCACAACACCCACACTCGGTGAGCACGTAGTTGCTCTTGGCTGGACCGTTCACCGTAGGACATGGCGACTGACGGCCTAACGCATCGATGCGTTGCAGCAACCCACTGTCGCCGACCGTGGCTGTGCGGAACACTTACGACCATCGAGGGGATGCGCGTCCACACAGTGAAACGCCATGATCCTCACCACGCGGCCAGCCCGCGAACCTCACCTCGACCCAGCGCAGGGCGGAGATCCACGATGAGCACGGCCGAACCGCGCAGCCATAGCCATGTGGAAGCCCTGATCCGGGCACGCTGCCCCGGCGTCTCGATCAAAGAGCTCGAACGCCGCCACGGCGTCCAGGCCGGAGGCATAGCCAACCTCCTCAAGCCTTCGCGCGGCGCAAGGTTCCCCCGTCTCGACACCATCGAGCGTCTCGCCGCCATCCTCGGGCTGGACACCGCCAAGGTCTTCCACGCCTTCGCTCTGGACGCAGGGCTCGGCGCCCCCGACCTCACCGACACCGAGCTGGACCTGGTTGCACGGTTCCGCCGCCTCGGCGAACAAGACCAATCCCGAGCCCTGGCCCTCATCAGTGCGCTGGAGACCGTCGCCCACACCCTCGACGGCCACGCCCCTGCCGCGACGTCCGACCAGGTCTAACGGCAGCCGGGCAGAAACGCGACACGGTTGATATGTCCGCGTGGCTAGACTCGATCACGACACCACCCGCGGACTAAGGAAACTGGGGGGCCGGAATCCTCGCGCGGGCTGCACGCGCAGACGCACGCCCACAAGGCACGCGAGGCTCGGAGGACCCGGTGACCAGTCAACAACCCCTCATCGTCGTCGCCGAACGTGACGCCCTACCGGCTCGGCCTGGCGTCGAACTGCTGATCGACGGTCAAGGTCGCGCCTACGGCATTCGGGTTCGCGAAGGCGCGCCCATGACCGCCACCCTCGCGGGTTTGATCAACGACGTGCTACAACGCCGCGTGGAGTCGGGTCGCAGCACGTCGCCAGCCGATCGGTGTTGATCTAGCCCGCGGCGTCCGACGCCAAGTCGACCAGCATCTTCCAGGAGGCGGTCGGGAAAGTCAGGATCTCGGTGCCAGCGCTCTTGGAGTCGCGAAGCATGGCCGTGGCGCCGAACATGGCGACTTCCAAGCACTGACCGTTGTCAACGCTGCGGCTGCTCTTGCGCCACACGACCGCGAGCGAATCGGACACAGTCATGGTGATGTCACTCTCTCCGTCAGGACAACGCTGCGACAGCCCGCTGG